ACCCCCGTGCCAGGATCAGCGGAGTCATTTAAAATACATCTCAGCCGTTAAATGAAGGGGACACGTGTACAATCAGGATCTGTGATTCGTGAAGCGAATCTGACGGAAGATTGTACAGTGACATTATCGCTTTCGCTGTGGGTCCAGTTAGCTTTCAACGCGTTTTACTTTCCACGCGTTATTGTGGTTTACTTTCCCAAAGATTCCAGCTGTCTTTGCTTCGTCCCGAAGCAAAGTATACACTGCGCTATTTAAGCAATCGTCTTTGTTGTGTTTCACACAACAACGATGGTTTTAAAATATTTCTCTCTCCTGCCCTCTGAATTAAAAGAGAAGATTGTTCGTGAACATCTGAAGGAAGAACGTAAGAGAGAGTTTCTGGAAAATTCAGTTCTAGCTGCTTGCCGAAGATATGAAGACTTACTACTCAAAGATGATATTACAGACGAAGAGTTGTTGCATCTTAGTAAGTTTTTAGATTCATTAGTTCAGTATGTTACTGATTATATTGGTAGTCGATGTCTTATTAGATGGAAGAAAGATGTTTCGCCAAGAGTGAAGTACTCCGTTATGGAAGAACAGCATATTCAGCTTTATGGGTTTCGGGACATGGAGGATTTGTCTTGTGAAGAACTGTTGCTTCCAGAGGTTGAAGAAGATATTACATATGAAGATGGGATGATTGTTAACTGTGGTCAATTAGATGCATTGTTTAGGGATTTAGGAGTTACGGTAGTTTACATTACTATAGGTAATGGTTTGATTTTGCTTCCAATGTGTAAAGAAATTGTAATTACATAATTACAAGAAAGAAAATAATAATAAATAAACATTAGATTATAATGCTATTGTTCCATTTACTCTGCGCAGCAATATGTCTTGGCCCAATAGGCCCAATAGAGATAGGCCCAATATGTTTAGTATTCAATTGATATCAAATAACACTATTTGATCCCGGGATGAGCTGGCACGGGGCTTAGTATT